ATATGCGTGGCAAAGTTTTCAATTACACTTGATGAAGTTGCAAGATTTGAATTTTTTAAATTTTCAGTTGCAAAGTTTTTAAGTGCGGTTTCGTTTTGTGCATTCTGTTCGATAATGCTTATCGTTTTTTTATTTTTGCTCATTTTTTTTTCCTATCTGTTAATGAGTTGTTTATAAAAAAATCTTACACCTATTTTTAAAGTTATTCAAATATTTATTTTTAAACTAAGTTATTGTTTTATTTAATAAATTCCTGCTCGCCCTAGCAGGAATTATTCAAGTAATTCAACAGCTTAGTTTTTTTTTATCTTAATTTATTTGGTGCAATTTTTCAGCTGTAGCTGTAGAGCTGGAACAACTGGCAATTTTATTGGTTTGACTTTTAATATATATAATAATAATATGCAGGCATGAAAGAAAAAAAGAAAATACATAACTATGATTTAACAGCTACAATACTTTACTATGTAATTCTATTTTTTGTAGTCGGTATTCCTGCTGTTAATATTATACTATAAATTTATAAGCATTTGATTTGACTTGTGTGTTTTGATATACTGTAAGTATATTAACAAACACATTAACAAAGGAGTCTTATTATGTGTGAACTACTAATAAAATTATTTGTCGTGGTGGTATTACTATGACTGATAAAAAACTAAACACTTGCCCTGACTGTCAAGGTAATGGGTATCATAAATTTTTTACTAACATTTTTGAAGATGAAACAGGAATGAAAACCTGTGCCACTTGTGGTGGTTCGGGTGTTTTATCTGATGAGCATTACGCTAAGTTTAGTGAAGAAGATAAACGACAAGCAGAAGATCGTTGGATCAGAGTGCATAACCCAAAGAGAAAGCATAGAACATTACACATTAGCGAAGTGCTAGAGGGTGTTATGTCTGAGCTTCGAAGGGGGTATTGATGTATCCATTCGTTGAAGTCTTATTGGTTTGCTTCATTAGTGTAGGACTAATGACAGCAGGTGCATTATTTATACTTAATTTTTTGGAGGATAAAGATGAAAAAAGAACCAAGAAGTAATCCGTACTTTACTAACTTTGGTAAGTTCATAATAGCCACTTGCGTATTTACTACTGCCATTATTGGTGGATTATTGGTGGTGTTCTATGGTTGAATTATTTTTAATGACAATAGCTGTAGTAGTTATGCTCTTTGTAATATCAATCACAGGCGGTATGCTATGAGTAAAAAAGAATATGAAAAATTTGCAGAACTCATAAGAGAGTATGTAAGTAATGACGGCTTTTTCACAATAACAGATATAGCTGATGGAATGTGCGTCATATTTAAAGAAGATAACAGGAACTTTGATAAAAATAAATTTATCAGAGCCTGTAATTTGGAGAGAGTATGAAGGTATATAAATGGAAAGGTTTTAGGTTTCCGCCAAAGACTAGGAAACTTGAAACTGCCGTTATTATTCTCGGTGTGCTGTACTTAGCTTTTAAGTTTGGAGGTTCATAATGGAAACAGATATACTAATTATAGTTATTAGTTTTATTGTTTGGTTTATATAACAAAATATTCCTTACGGAATCCTACCCCTAGTGACTCCAAACTTCTAGGGGTAGTGTAAATAATTTGGAGAGAGAGGAGATAATATGGTATACGCAGTAATGAGATTAAATACATACTCGCACATAGATGACACATATACTTGTGTGTTTAATTCAGAAGATAGATTTAAGTGTATTGCTTATGTAAAAGCTAAAGATGATCTGAGTAGTATTACTAAATCTGGTGATAAATATTTCATCTTTACTAGATTGGATGTAGTACCCGAAGGTGAAAGTATAGATACTTATGTTAGTCATGCAGATGTCTGCAAGGGTATGCAATCAAAAGTATAATATAAAATATCCCCCCAATAAAAAACCCCACTAGAATTAACTAGTGGGGTTTTCTTTTTAACTCCTTTATTTGTTAAGCAGTACCAGTCATGCCATGTAAGACAATAACATTTGGAACTTCTTGTGGTACATCAGACATTGAGTCTAACGCATTGTTTAACTTATTGATTCTGAACTGTGCTTGAGGTGTCAATGCAAGAGCAGTATTGTTTCCTGCTCCTCGTATCTGTGCCTCAATAGGTTTCATCATCTTACCAAGTGGTGATTCAAGTAAGCCCTCAACACTTCGTATCTTAGATAGTACGCCACGCACGTCATCATAGTAGCCTTGACGCTCTGCTTGTAGATCTATTAATGAGTTCTTCATTCTATCACAGAGTATTCGCTCTTGCTTGATAGTCTCGAAGTCGCCTGTTTCATATATTGCCAAGCCTTGTTGGTGGCAATCTACATTTAGCCTGATGCATACCTTGTCATTGAAGTTATCAATCACCCAATTACTGTAAGCCTCATGGGTATTAACTTGATTCTCATAGTCTCGTTGCCTACTCCAACCCATAGTATGATATTCGGGATTGATCCTTCTACTATCATTAGCGATCATGCCGATACCTTTCTCTTTTAGATAATCGTGATTGACTAACTCAAAGGTGCTTCTAGTTGGGAACATATTGAATCGAGCAGTACCCTCTTCTCTATCCATGCCGTCTGCATCTTCTGTCATAAGATTAAAGGTGACGCATTGATCGAGATGAAAGATAGCACGACTGCCATGATAACGGCTACTACCATCAATAGTAGACTTAAAGCCATCATTCTCTTTGTCTTTAAAGTCTGCCATAGTTAAATCAGAAGCAACTTTGTTTACTGGTAGCCCAGAGTTGTTCCACTTGTTTCTGTCAGCGATCTCTCGCATAGCATTTACTTCTTCGATTGGTGTATGTGATCTTACATACTTACTAGCCACATTCCATGCCTTGTTATACGAAGGCTCCCATTGAGCTTGTGCCGTGTCATAGGCTTCTTTCAACTCGCTGGGTAGATTGTGTATAGTTTTTAGTGCATGAGGGAGAATGATATTCTCTTTCACGTTCTTATCTATTAGTGTTTTTGCCATAAGATTAACTCCTTTTGTTTGGCGTTGATATAGTTTTAGTATATGGTGTTCGTGTGTGTGAGTCAAGTGTTTGACATATAGGCATAAATTCTTATAATAGTACATATGTTCGACAAAGATTTTTATACTAAACCTAATCCATTTTGGATTGAACATTTCAAAAAGAAAGAACAAAAACGACAACAAAACAAGGAGAAAAAACGACATGACACAAGAACTAGACAAGAACGGAAGACCTAAAATCTACTGTGCCAACTGTGGCAAACGAATGAACTACACATACACACAACAATGGTTTGGGTGTAGTGGGTATAAGTATTATGGTTACTGGACATTAAGACAGAACAACAGAGTATTTAATACAAGAGCAGAAGCTGAAGTGGAACTTCAAAGGCTTAATGCTTTAGGCTACAGAAACAAACATTATGCTGGGGTTAGCAATGAAGATTTAAAGATAGATTATACAACGCCTTATGATGAAGAAGGTAGGCACTACTATGTAGAGCATAGTGAGCCAGTAGGTGAGCCTGTCCCTTGGCAGTTTCATTCTCAAGAATGTATGATGGAATTTCTACAACGACCAGATATAATCAGACAGATACTTCCTATCATAGATGCTAACAGAGCCGAGCCTATCATACCTGTTAAGAAACCTAGAAAGAAACGACAGGTTAAGAATGACTTACCAGATTACAATGCTATGGCTAGAAGATTGGAGAGGGTACTGTGATTACGCAATCAGAACTAAAAAGACTAGAATCACAGGGATTAATTAAGATCCCTCTAATCGTTGCTATTCTTACAGAAGCTAAAGCACAAGGACTGAAATGGATATTCCAATGTGATGGAGAAAACTTCTTTCCTCATGACGAAGTCAATGAAAAGCAAGGCGACTATGATAACTGGGTGTTCACTAATGATATTGGAGAATCTCTCAAAGAATACAATCAAACAGATATAATGCACATTATCTTTGATAAAGGTGGGTGGATCATGTGGGTTGCCTGTAATGGTGAGGGCATTGACGCATTATCTGATTGGACAACACACGATCACATAAACAGTTGGCTTGATCCTATCTCATTAAAGTACGGAGATGAATAGATATGACAAGCACAAAAATATGTAAAACATGTGGTGTTGAGTTTGCTATAAATAAATGGCAAACTAAAAAACAATATTGTAATGATAGTTGTAAGACTAACTGGCGACCCAATCGTGGCAAACCAAAAGGTAGACCTAAAGATGAATGGAAAGAAGTGTTTACTAAGTATGGTATATAGACCCCCCTCGGAACCACAGGTTCTTATAGCACGGATTCAAATCAATGTCAATAGCAAAAGGAGAACAAATGAATATATTTTTTTTAGATAGATTACCAGAGAAGTCAGCAGAGATGTTATGCGACAAGCATATACCCAAGATGTTGCTTGAGACTTGTCAGATGTTATCTACTGCATACCAAAGAAACTTAGGAGAGAATACCATACTGTACAAACCAGCATATCCTAATCACCCCATGACTAGATGGGTTGGAGATTCACAGCCACATTTTGAATGGGCATTTGATCATGCAGTAGCTATATCCCAACAGTACACAAAGAGATTTGGTAAGGCACATAAATCAAATCGTATAATTAAAGTTATAGCATGTGATCTTTTAGATGAGATAAATGAATCAGTAATGTTTGCAGACAATGGCTTTCAAGATCCACCACAATGTATGCCAGATGAATACAAGTGTGATGACTATGTTCAAGCATACAGAAACTATTACATGGCAGATAAGAGATACTTTGCAGTTTGGAGTAAAGGTGTACCTGCACCTGCTTGGTGGTTGACACAGACTAGCGAATCTCCTACTATAAGTATATGAAAAAAAATTATTCACAAGCGTCACTAGATAAGATTAGTAGTGGCCATACGATATACACAAAGACAATCAAGGTAGTAGAGTTCTATCCTTTCAAGGCTTTGAAGCCAGTCCTCAACAAGAAGTTAGGCAAGAAAGTCAGCAAGGGTATGCACAAAGACAGACCTATCTTTACTCTTACCCTAGAGGAGAGAGCTACATGCCCTCGTACTTGTGGGCATTGGGATGATTGCTATGGCAACAATATGCCATTCGCACACAGGATATCACATGGCAAAGGACTGACGCACAAACTATACGCAGACCTCACAGAGATACAGAAGAAGCATGAGAAGTTTCTTGTAAGACTTCATGTGCTTGGAGATTTCTATTCAGTAGATTATGTGCAGTTCTGGGAGAGATGTCTTGCTAAGTTTCCAGGTCTTGCCATCTGGGGATATACACATTGGCACCCAGGCACAGACATAGGAGATGAAATCAAAAGAATACGCACAGCACAATGGGATAGATTCTCAGTACGATTTTCAGATTACACCAGAGATATATTATCAGCTAACTCAGAAGAGATAGCAGACAAAGGTGTGATATGCCCAGAGCAGACAGGCAAGGCTAAGAGCTGTGCCGATTGCGGTCTGTGCTGGTCAATGAAGAAGCAATCAGTTATATTTAAGACGCATTGACATAGCGATATGATAGTGCTATTATAAGATATTCTCATGCGTTATGTAAGGTACAGAGCCTTCCACTAGCTAGTGTGTATGAGATAGAGAGAGGTGGGAATGGCTAACTAGTTAGTCTATAAGCCTCTCTCGCTAAAATATTTAGATATTCTGTAGGCATACAGATACATAGAGAGTCACAGTTGCCTAGACTCGAGTTAAGGAATAAGCACGCAAGGCGATCCGATGCTGGCTCTCTATGGTTTATTAACAACAACAAAGGAGGACTAAATGCAAAGACTAAAACGACAAACATTCTCAGATGAACTACATAAACTTGTAGGCTCTAAGATATTCTCAGCAAAGTTTACAAAGAAAGATGGCTCGGATAGAGTTATCAACTGTATGCTTGGTGTGAAGAAACATCTGAGAGGTGGAGAGAGAACGACAAAGAAAGAAGAGTTTATGATTGTCTTTGATACTATTAAGAAACAGTATCGTAATATCAATCTTAAGACTCTTGATTGGATTCGTTTCAATGGACAGATGTATACTGTTGAGCTACAATACAATAAGAATCAAATGAAACTTACACCAGTAGTAGGTCTTGATGAGTGAGGGAAAGAAGAAGATAGCGACAGGCTGGGCATTGAGTATTGACTGGCAATATGAAGACGGCACTTGGCACAACGAGTTGCTAACTGATTTGCCTAACTCAGTTGCCCAAACCGTTGATGATTTCATAACAGAATTAGAGGAGGACTACCTGGACAAAGCATGACACAGATGATACAATATTTGTTTGTTGGAATACAGAAGATGTTAGGCAACTAAGACCAGACTTAACAGACGCAGACTGCAGAAAAGTTTTACATGCAGTCAAAGACAAACACGATGCTACTCTGGGTATATCATGGGATGTAATAGAAAGCATATCTTATGACATGTACCCAATACAAGTTTGATACGAACAAATGGTAAAACCCAAAGCTAGCTAGAGAGGTAGTGTTCGTATCAGGGAGCAGGTTAGTCGTTCCTGCTCCCACTAATACTTGACAAAAAATAAAAACTATGCTATAGGTTTTACATGAATTACGCAGATCAGATAGAAGTTATAAAAGATTTAGGGTTAGATGAAGGGCAGTCCATAAGAATGGATTGCCCTTTTTGCATGCGTAATAATACCTTCTCAATTAGCAAGGAAGACTCAAAAGTATTATGGTACTGTTTCTCTGCATCTTGTGATGCCAAAGGTGCATACTACACTGAGAAAACTATGCATGATATAGAACATTTTATCTATCAAGATAAGGATAAAGTAGATGTAGATTTTATCGTACCAAAAAATTTTATATCTCCCCACTCCAGCAATAGATGTCTCAGATACTTGATGAACAATAATTCATTTACAGCTTTCAATACTAATAAAGCAGATGTGAGGTTTGATCCTGCACTAGATCGTGTAGTATTTATGGTGCATGATGATGAAGACAAGATCATTGGAGGTGTGGGCAGATCTTTAAATTACAATGTGCTGCCAAAGTGGTATGTATATGGCAGTAAAAAATACCCATTCATTTGTGGTGGTGGAGATACTGCAGTGATAGTAGAGGATTGTGCATCAGCATGTGCAGTATCAGATAACTTTGCAGGACTAGCATTAATGGGTACAAGTTTACCACAAGAATACACAACAGTAATAAAGAAAAGATTTAAGAATGTTATCGTAGCATTAGATAGAGATGCAACAACGAAAGCATTTGACATAGCAAGAGAAGTAGGTATGGTAGCACATACTAGAGTTGTCATGTTAGAAGATGATCTAAAGTATTTTAAACCAGAAGAGATAAAGGAAATGTTATGCAGGAACGACAATTAATTAAGTTACTACTTAAAAAAAATTTTTACGAAAGAAACAAAGGCAAAGTATCTAAGACTACATTTACCAATGGGCTTGGTAACTTTTATTCTACAATAGAAAAAGCACACAAAGATTACGAAGAAGATCTTACAATAGATGAACTGATAGATTTACACACAGAAAAATATAATCCTGCATTGACACGAGCTGCGAGATTAAACTTTGAAACTCTTGTACAAGAAATAAAAGATGAGCAAGAGCCAAATGAATCTGTTGCCACAGATATCATTGAAGCAGTATACAAAAGAAATCTTGCACACAAGGTGGCAGTTATAGCTACAGATATATTTAACGGGCAGGACAAATCGTTTAATGAAATCAAACAGTTACTAGATAATACGGATGAAGATACAGATGAGCATGAATCAGTTACGGAGGATATACCAGAGTTATTAGAATCTTTAGATGTACAAACTAAGTTTGAATTTAATCTACCAAGTTTGCATGAACAAGTTCCAGGCATTGGTCCAGGTAATTTAGTTATTGTTTTTGCAAGGCCAGAGTCAGGCAAGACTGCATTCTGGGTTAATCTTGTTGGTGGGCTAAAAGGATTTGCATCGCAAGGTGCAAAAGTGTGTGCGTTAATTAATGAGGAACCTGCAATCCGAACTCAGATGAGAGTAATTAATGCGCACACAGGTATGACACGAGATGAGATTACCGATAATTTAGATTTAGCAAAAGAAAAATGGAAGGAGATAAAAGATAATGTTAAACTTATGGATACTGTTGATTGGACTATTGATGACGTTGACAGTTTTTGCAGTAGCAACAAACCTGACATCCTCATTATTGATCAGTTAGATAAGGTAGGTGTGTCTGGCAACTTTACAAGAACAGATGAAAAACTTAGAGCAGTATATACTGGAGCAAGAGAGATAGCAAAACGACATGAGTGTTGTGTGATAGCAATATCACAAGCATCAGCAGACGCACATGGTAAGACTAGAATATCTTTTGATATGATGGAGAACTCAAAGACTGGTAAAGCTGCAGAGGCAGATTTAATTATAGGCATTGGTAAGCATGGATCTTTAGATTCGCTTGATACTACTCGAGTTATGTGTATAAGTAAGAATAAGATATCAGGCTATCATGGAGAGATAACTTGTAATATCGAACCACAACTATCAAGGTATAGAGTATGATTACAGTATTAGATGTAGAGACCAGCTTTCAAATCGTGGATGGCAAAGTAGATCCACTACCATTTAATCCTAACAATTGCCTAGTTAGTATTGGAGTTAATGATGAGTATTATTTTTTTAATCACAATCACGAGAGCTTTGATATACAATCTAATCACAAGGCAGTTCAAGATATACTAGATAAGACTACACTACTTGTTGGCCACAACATTAAGTTTGATTTAGTGTGGCTACTGGAGTCAGGATTCAAATACACTGGCAGATTGTACGACACCATGATAGGTGAGTATATATTACTTCGTGGATTAAGAAAGCCACTATCACTAAAAGATATATGTAAACGCAGGAGCATATCTCAGAAGTCGGATGCAGTAGATGACTATATGAAACGCAAAATATCATTTGAAGATATACCTGTGAGTATTATTGAAGAGTATGGTAGGCAAGATGTTAGATCTACAAGAGCTTTGTTTGATGCACAGATGGTAGATTTTAAGAAAGAAGGTAACAAACCCTTACTTAAATCAGCCAAAATGATGAATGAATTTCTGCCAGTGCTTGCAGATATGGAAATAAATGGCATAAACATTGACCTAAATGCATTGAATGCTGTGGAGCAAGAGTTTAAAGAAGAGTTTGGCAGACTGGCACAGGAAATAAAAAAGATTATAAGAGAGAAGATGGGAGATACACCTATCAATCCTGCTAGCACAGAGCAATTATCTTGGCTGATCTACTCTAGAAAAGTTATAGATAAAAAAAAGTGGGCAGAGACATTTAACATAGGTATAGATAAATTTACCAAGAGAAAGAAACGCAGACCCACACTATCAAAGTCTAAGTTTAGAGATTTAGTAGCATTAAACACAAAAACAATTAAGCAGACATTAGCAGCACAGTGCAGTCACTGTGAAGGTAAAGGTTTAATTAGAAGATTTAAAGTTAATGGAGAACCATTTAAGAATCTTACAAAGTGCCCTCATTGCAACGGAGAAGGAGTAATTTATTTACAGCTTAACAGAACTGCAGGTTTTAATCAGATGCCTGTTGGTGTCTCAGAGGTAGCAGAGGGTGGCTTTAAAACAGACAGAGATACACTGAAGAAGTTATCTATGAGGGCGCAAGGAGATATGAAAGAGTTTGTTGATTTAATTATCAGATACAATGCCATAGATACATATCTAAATACATTTGTAAATGGCATAAGAGATCATGTAAATGAGGATAGCGTATTGCATCCTAAGTTTATGCAGTGTGTTACAGCTACAGCAAGACTATCAAGTCGTGATCCCAACTTTCAGAACCAACCAAGAGGTAATACTTTTCCTATTCGTAAAGTTATATCTTCCAGGTTTAAGGGTGGTAAAATTATGGAGATAGATTTTTCACAATTAGAATTTAGGACTGCTGTATTCTTAGCACAGGATAAGCAGGGCATGAAAGATATAGATGATGGTGTAGATGTACATCAGTTTACCGCAGATACTATTGGAGTGAGTAGGCAAGATGCAAAAGCACATACATTCAAACCTTTGTATGGTGGCATGTCAGGTAGTGATAGTGAGAAAAGATACTACAAAGCATTTCTTGAGAAGTACAAAGACATAGCAAAGTGGCATGAGACTTTACAAAGTACAGCTATAGAGTTTAAGAAAGTAAAGCTACCATCAGGCCGTGAGTATTCATTTCCGTATGCACAAAGACAGGCATGGGGTGGCTCTAGTTATTCCACACAGATAAAGAACTATCCAGTTCAAGGTTTTGCAACTGCTGATATAGTACCCATAGCATGTATCAATGCTTACAAAATGATGAGAGATAAGGGTGTAAAAAGTTTATTAATAAATACTGTGCACGATTCCATAGTTGTAGATGCGCACCCAAATGAGATAGAATTAATGACGGATCTACTAGACAAAGCAACTAGAAATGTTATTGATTCTTTGTATGACTTTTATAAAGTTGAGTTCAATGTACCACTTGACACGGAGCTGAAGATAGGCGATAATTGGTTAGAAATGAATGAAGTTTCCTTAAAAAAAGAAAGGGTGGTAATGTGAATTTATTTGAATTTTGGTTTAATTTAGCTATGGCTGGCGTAATACTTTATATAATAATATTAGGTCATATTATCTATTGACAAATGTAACAAAATGTGATAGTAAGGAGGTAGTATGTCACAAATCTTAAAAGCATTAGTAGATCGTTATAACTCTCAGATATCTGAGGCAAAGGCAACGCTTGAAATTTACTTAAATAATTCTGTTGGTATTGGAGAACATCCCCAACACATTGATGAAGTAGATAAACAAGTACAAAAGATAGCGTCCGCCAGAGATAACCTTATGGCGATTGAAGAGATAAAAGATATATAATTAACAATAAGGAGGTCGCATGACTAATAATGAAATATCAAATATAGATGGTCTGTCACAAGAACAGATTATGTCTATGATTGGACAAGAGAAATCTTCTACTGGTAACTTCTTACCGAAGTTAGCCATAAATAGATTTCCAGAAAATGATGATGGGGCAGAGGTACCAGTGGGATCATACGGTGTTTACGTTCCTGAATTAGATAGCATGGCTTACGGAAAGCCTGTTACATTTAGACCATTCATGAATGCATATCAGTACATGAAGTACGATGCAGAGAAGAATGAGTATAGCAACAGAAGTATAATCTTTAAGTCTTGGAAAGATGAGGCCATAGATATACAAGGTGGTATACGCTGTGGCAAAATACCTGCAAAGGAACTGGCTAATCTTTCTGATGAAGAAAGAATGAAACAGAAAGCAATAAAGTGCTATCGTTTAGTTTATGGTCTAGTTTCTTTTAAAGGTAGCCTTCCAGGTGGAGCTGATGCAGAGGTAACTAACTTGCCTGTACTATGGAAAGTAACAGGTAGTAACTTTAAACCTGTTGGAGAGGCAATAGAAAGTCTTAGACGCAGAGGTAAGGTGATGTTTAATCATACGCTTACACTTAAAAGTAAAAAGAAAAAGGCTGGAAGCAATGTATTCTATGTGTCTGATATAAGTGTAGACTCAGATGAAGTACAGTTTTCTGATAAAGAAAAAGAAATTCTTCTTGCTTTCCAAGACACTATCAACACAGAAAATGAGGAGATAGTAGAACTTTGGAGACAAGCCAAGAAAGCTGAACCTGTATCCGTACAGGCGGTAGAGGCAGAGTTTGATGATGATCCTATTGAAGTATTGTCGTCATGAGTTCGGACATCCTAGAAAAAGTTAGGGTGTTTTTGGAGGCTGCTAATAAAGATGCAGTCGAGGTATCCGATGACTTGATCACTCAGTTTGGTAACGCTTGCATGGAATCATTCCGCAAGCAATTCACTGACCAAAGAAATAAAGAGTTTGGTCTTAGAGCATCAAGCATCGGTAGACCTTTATGCCAATTGCAGATGGAAAAGAAAGGCATTAAAGGTGAGTCGCAACCATATAATGTTAAGATGAGAAATCTATTTGGAGATCTTATAGAGCAAGCGGCAATGATTATTATGAAAGCATCTGGTGTAGAAATACAATCAGAGCAAACAAAGACTGAATACAAACTTGACGATGTTACTGTAAATGGTACTCTTGATGTGGAGATTGAGGATAAGGTATGGGATATTAAAAGCGCATCACCATGGTCATTCACTAATAAGTTTGGAGAGAATGGTGGCTTTCATGCAGTAGCAAGTGATGACTTGTTTGGATATCTAGCACAAGGATATATGTATGCAGAAGCTAGACAAAAACCATTTGGCGGATGGATAGCTATCAATAAATCAACTGGAGAATGGGCACTAACTGAGGCTCCTTTAGCTGATGATGAATACAAAGAACATGCATTGAGTACTATTGATAATAATATTAGAGCTATAAATTTAGATAAGAAATTTAAAAGATGTTTCAAAGCCGAAGACGAATACTTTAGAAAACAAAAGACAGGTAATAAAGTATTAGGAACGGCATGCAGTTTCTGCCCTTACAAGTTTCCTTGTTGGGGAGAAAACTTGCAGCTGCTACCACAACAGCAGTCGCAAGGTAAAAACCCCAAGTGGGTTTGGTATACTGAAGTCAATAATCCTAGGGTAGAGGACGATGGCTACTAGTGTACGCAGTCGAAAAGCCAAGGGGCGAAGGCTACAAAACTGGGTTAGGGACGTGCTATTAAGTACGTTCCCTAACTTAAAGAAAGACGAAGATGTTTCTTGTGCTATCATGGGCGAATCAGGTATTGATGTTAAGTTATCTAGATTTGCACAAGGACTATTTCCATTTTCTATTGAGTGTAAAAATAAAGAAACATGGAAAGGTTTGTATGATGCATATGACCAAGCAATATCTAATGCTAACTTAGAGCCTGTTGTGGTATTAAAGATGAATAAAAGAGATCCATTGATTGTGCTTGACTTTAAAAAGTTTGTTGCTATAATCAAAGAATCAAACATGAAAACTAACTTAGGAGACTTATTATGATGGTTACATTTCCACAAGGAATAACTGATGAAGAAATAGAAACTTTATCAGAACAAGCACAAGAAGAGGTAGACACTGCCTTACATGACTTAGCAGTCAAAAGAAAAAAGTTAATAGAAGCTGGCGTGCCAGAAGAAGATAAAGAAATAAGAGAGCTTGATGCTCTGATTGAGGTTATATAATGGACTTTGATAAGCCAATAGATATATTTCAATCTGTATCTGTAATTATAACGCCACATGATAAAGGATTTACATGTGGCATAATAGATCCAAAGTCACCTGATGATAGAGATGTGTGCTCTTATATAGCAAAAGGTTTGGTTCGTTTTGTTACATCAAATCCAGACCTCATATACGAAGAGGGTATGTATGGATTTAAAGAAGATGAGTCCGAACCAAAAGAAACGGACCTAGATAATGTTATAGATATTTTAACTTGGAAAAAAGGAGACTTACACTAATGACAACTCACTTAGTAATAGGAGACCCCCATTGTACACCTAGTGCTAGTAATGAAAGATTTACTTGGGCAGGACGAATGGCTAAAGACTTAAAGGTAGATAAAGTTATTTGTATGGGAGACTTTGCTAGTATGGATTCTATGTCTAGCTATGATAAAAAGAAGAAATCTTTTGAGGGTAGGAGATATAAAAAAGATATAGAGCATGCACATGACGCACTACAAAAATTTAATGATGGTCTAGGCAAGTATGAGCCAGAGATGCATATGCTACTGGGCAATCATGAAGATAGGATTGATCGTATGGTAGAGGATAATCCAGAGCTTGAAGGCCACATGACTATAGATGATCTAAAGTATCCTGAATATGGATGGCATACCTATGATTACAGATATCCTGCTGTGATCGATGGAGTATACTACTCGCATAACTTTCCTAGTGGTGTTATGGGCACAGCTATATCAGGTGAGAACATGGCCAGATCTTTAGTAAATAAAAATAAAGTATCTTCTACTGTTGGGCACTCTCATCTATTAGATTATGCTATTGCATCACAGCCATCTGGTAAAAAGATAATGGGATTATCTGCAGGTTGCTACTTGACTCATAGAGAAAAGTACGCATATAACACACAGAGACTATGGTGGTCTGGATTAATTGTAAAACGAAATGTAAAAGGTGGGGAGTATGATATTGAGACTGTCCATATTAACGAGGTAAAGAAAAGATATGGAAGACGTAGTTAACTTTCCTAAACATTATCGCCAGTCAAAGACTGAGACTATTGATCTAATCAAAGAGTCAATGACTACTGAAGAGTTTCATGGTTATCTCAAAGGTGCATGTATGAAATACATGTCAAGGTACAAGTACAAAGGACAGCCTGTTCAAGATTTAGAGAAGGCAGAATGGTACTTGAGGAGGTTAATCGTAGAAGTTTTAGAACAAGATGTAGAAAAGCAACAAAAGGAGTATCCAGATGAATAGAATGTAGCAAATAACGTTTAAACGCTCATATCTTAACGTATAATAACAAGTGGTATGGGCTGGTATGTTGGTATCAAAACATACAAACTTGCTCATATTTGAGCGTCTCAGAAAGAAAAATTTAATAAAAGGAGAATAAAATGGCAGAAAAACAACAAGAGCAGCAAGATATAGATACTCAGTATATTATATCTGGTACGCAAGTTCAAAGCATACTTCGTTACTTATTTACAAGACCATATGGAGAAGTAGTTCAAGGTATTGAAGTATTATCGAAAGGGTTAAGACAACTTGATCCTAATATAGGTGCTGACTTTGTAGCAAAACCTGCAGACAATGCCAAGAAGTAACTCAGAACTTTTTACCATGAAAGTTTCTCTGACTAACAATAGTCAGATAGCAATTGATCTTGACTACATTCAGCCAAGTATGCTAAAAGATTCGTTAGAAGATATAGATGAAATTTTTTATGCAAACTTATTGGCGAGTGTGGTCAAGCATTGCATTGAAACAAGTCAACGACTTAATGGTGATATTAAACAATTAATTGAAAGGATATAATGAATAACGTGGCAAGAGCTGAAGTCCCAAATAGAATGAGAAGTACAACTATCCGTATGAATATAGACGATAGAAGAGTGTTAGCAATAGTAGACTACACTGTAAATGAGTTAGGCATTTTGCCTATGGCTGTGTGGATTAAGGTAAGACCAACAGAGTCTACTTTAGATAGAGAACTGAGGGCATCGGGTAAGATGATATCTTTATTGCTACAGTATGGTTGTAGCTTTAAAGAAGTGGCAGAAACTTTAACTAAGGATTCAATAGTAGGCTCTGCTGTAACCTACTTACATAAAAATCTTGAGAGTATTTTAAGTGGGGAGCAAGGGGATAAGGTTCCTAGATTAAATACAGATCCGTATAAAATTAAGGATGTGGGTTAGGGTTTTTTTCTTTTAGGAGCTTGAGGTCCAATAGACCCTCCAGAACCAGATTCAATATATTGTTTAAACTCTCTCGCATTGGTTATTCCTTCTGGTAACATGGACATTAAAGATCTATCAGTAAATTTTCTTGCACCTTTTTTAGTATCAAAATATGCACGATCAAATATATCTTGTACTCTTGGATTACCTAAAACTTCAGGTTTAGTGTGATGAAATTGTCCGTATAATTGTTTTGAAGCTTCTATGTCACCCTCTAACATTTTATTAATCAAATCATCAGTGCCTTTTTGTTGTTGTAAGTTAACTAAAAATAATTCTTCTTGTTCCTTATAACTTAATTTATTTGGATCGTTGTGTTGTCTTGCCTCTTGTACCCAGTAAGGAACAGTTTGATTGTTTGCCTTATAAAAATTTTCTACTCTTTGTAATCCAGTCATAAAGGCTGATCCTTTTGTTGATGTAGGATCATCAGGATCCACTAGAGTTTTAAATTGAAAATCTCCAGCAGCTGAAGATTTATTATTTAAATTTTTACCCCTGCTACTTTCTATATTATGCACAACATCTACAAACTTTTCTAAATTTTCTTGAGCATCACTTTCTCTATCTTTAAGTAAAAAATTTGTAATATTAAAATCTGTGTATGCATCATCTGATTTCATAGCACCAGCTATATTAATATCATCCATTCCTTTTTCAGCTTTTTTCATAGGCATCATCAATCCACTAGTAGTCTTAGCATCTAGTATACTAACTTTACCATCTCCAGTTGGCACTACAAGTTCAGCACCTTTTTCTCCAACAAGTATTGGGCCACTTACTTCTTTATCTTTCACACCATCAGCTGCATACTCGACAGGTCTCATTACCAAACTACCACTTTGAGGTGTCTCTTGTCTTTCAGTACGCATGCCTGTTTGTTTTTCTTTTGTAGTTTCTTCAGATGATTTAACTGTGTCTCTAGTTTCAGCAACTCTAGATCTTGATGCTTTCTGTAAATTTTGCATCATATTAAATACTTGATTTTTGTCTACAACATAATCTGGTTGTGGAGTATCCGTTAAACTTTTTTGTGTGCTAACATCAGGTGTCGTATCAAGTACATTAGATGCAGGTGCCATAATACTTTGACCAACAGGCGTTGGCTGTACTAAACTTTTATCTAAATCTCTTTGAGTAAATATTCTTTTTGGTGCTAATGTGTCTACCATGTTTGCTCCTAGTTCAGTAATGGATTTGATTGCATAGCTTTTAGTTCTTCTATCTTTGCATCAAGATATTCTAATGCAGCCCCATTAATTTTGATATCACCTTTCAGTGCTTCCAATTGTTTTATAATATCAGATAAATCTACTTCTTGATTTATTACAAACTCTGTATTTTCTAACTGTGCTATCCTATTATTAAACTCACCCCACGCCATAAAGCCTCCACCAATGGCTCCAATAACGCCTGCGAGTGCGGCATAACTAGCTAGTTTATTGAATATTCCTTGCATTTAATAACTCCTTTAATTTTTTATATGCTTCATTTGTTTTTTGTTTTGCGTTGTTTACTTTAATTTGATATTGCACTACAGGATCTGTATCTGCTATACTTACTTGTGCAACGTAAATAGGTTTACTGTAGCTAGCAAGGCTAGCTTGTAGAAAAAAATCTTGATTGCCTGATGGCAATTGCCTAGTATCAAACAATGCCAAATTAGTATTAAAGTAAGATGACATATCAGGTTCTTGAGATATCATTTCTCTACTGACCACTTCATTTATAACCGTTAGTGTTGCATCTATTTGTTGTGCAACATTTTTTATTTTACTTTGTATAGCCTGTTCAATCTTTGCAACCTTAATATCTAGATCAACTTCCACGTCTCCTTTAGGTTCTGTTCCTGGCTCTTCTGCAACTTCTGTAGGTCCTTCTTCAATTGGCTCCTCGATAACTTCTTCTTGTTCGGCAACTTCTGTTGTTGGTTCTGGTTCGTTTGCAGTAGGCTCTTCGCTACTGGGTTGCTCTTCAATTTCACTTGCTATCTCTTCTGTTGGTTCTTCTTCGATAACCTCTTCTTGGATACTTTCTTCTTGTACGACTTCTTCTTGGATTGTTTCTTGCACTGGCATACTGGGTTCTTCTTGCATAGGCACAACTTCTTCTTCAACCATGGCAATTTCTTCCATAGGCTCTTCAAAATATTCTTCAACTTCATCTATAAACTCCTCTTGCATTTCGTCTGTAAATTCTTCTACAAACATTGTTTCAGGCACTGCCTCATATATCTCTTCAATTACTGGCATTTCTTCAAACATTTCTATTGGTGGTAGCGCATCAAACATTTCTATTTCTTCTACCAACATAATATCTTCTGGAAAAAAGACTTCCAATTCAGGCTCTTCGTAATAGTCAGTTTGAAAGTAATCCTCTTCAAAAAAAAATTTATCAAGTGCTAAAATTTCAAATGTATCTTCTTCTATTATAATTTCATCTTCAAAGATATTATTAAACTCATAGTCTATCTCCACATACTCAGGTAAAAATGTATCTTCTGGCACTTCAAAGTCAACTATAATAGTATCTATCTCTTCAATAATATCCTGAACATCTTCTATCTCTTCCTGACCTGGACACGTTGGCGGTGTCTGTTGCCAACAATATGTTATCTCACTTATAGTAGTACTAGATAAAGCGGTATAGTCTATCCTGGCAGATGGATCTCGCACATCCACGCCCGCATGCCCTCCATTATAACCTGCTTGATTGTTGTTTATAATATCAAAATCAAATCTATAGGTTGCCGTGCCGTGTGTCATATTGGCATCAGGATTAACTACTAAAGTATTACCATATGGATTTACCTGATAGCTAGAGTTTGTAGTATCTTCAAAAGTTGTGCTTTGTGTTGTGGTGTCGATACCATTACTAATAGATTGTGTCATGGTAACAGTAGATTCAACCTGATTCCACCACCTGATATTAGCCATAAAGTTTGAAGTAAAACCTAGTTTTAGTTCTTCTAGTGAAACATAATCTTCTGAGTCTATTGAAGTTTCTGCATACTTACCCTCTTTACCAGTTAACCAAGTTGAGTGATTGAGATCAGAATTATCTGGAAACATAGTACCATTCCAAGTACCATCAGCAAAATCTTGGCTTATCAAGTTATTACTAGTAACAGGATTACCTGTTGTCACAGTTGTAACAGTAGTAAAATCTCCCACATTGGGCGTGTCAGGTATGACTACAACAGTATCCGCACTAATCGTTACCGAGTTTAATACGATTGCCGTTACCGTCAGTAATAATTTGTTCATCTGGGTTAGCCTCTTGTTCTAATTCTATTGCAATTTTATTATCAACTCTTTGCATATAATTAAGAGCCTTAGTATATTCTTCGTAGTCTGGTCTTTGCTGATCATATTTATTCCATTCAGCTAGAGCTTCATCACCTATCTTTCCTTGGAACGGACAAGGTGTGCCTGCCATGACCATGCTTTGAAATACTCTTGCATCTTGACATAATATAGCAACAGCACTAACCTTCATATTAAAATCAAAAAGAAGTTTAGCCAGTTTCATACGTTCACAATTCATATCACGTTTAGTAATACCAATACTGCCGCCTATAAGTGGCTTTTGTATTCCTATACCAACGCCAACAGTACACAGATCTTGAGACATAGCAGAGATGCCAGGAGCAGATGCTGAAGGCACAGTTCTAGTGTCTCCTGTATAGGAGTTGTTATTGTTGTTGGTTGTGTTGGTTGTGGTTGTATTTTGAGAAGATCCTGATTGATAGTTTGTTGTTGCTTCACTGTGATATCCTCCTGTTATAGCCGTATTACTTGATGATGATCCAGAAGTTACCTGATCATTTGTGGTACTACCAGCACCAGTTACGTCTGCCATAGCAGAATCCATTAATGCGCTAAAGGCCCACAACATACATACTGTAATTATTACAGCTATGCCTATACTTCTTATCATACTTCTTCTCCGTATCTGCTTTCGCAATAAAATTCAAAACTTTTTAATTGGTTAGGGTAGTCAAGAACATGTTGTTTTAACAGATCAATTTTATTCTCGTGAATATATTCATGACAACTCCAATCGTCATTAAACTGTTTAAGTTTATATTCTCTCTCCACTAGTACATCTGTACCATGAAACATTAGCATTACCGTAATTACCCAATACATTATTTTTTAACTAGCGATCCTCCAAAGTATAGGCCTATAATAGCCGCAACTAAGTTAGTATCTAGTGGGGTAATCACTATACCTTTATGCGCCATAGGCACCCACTGCATTACATCTTTACCTTCAAAGAATAAGAAGCCTGGCTTCCATTCTGTATATCCTACAATAACATGAGCATCAGGACTAATTAATGGTAGTATCTTAGGTAGAACTACAATAGCGAATATAGCAGTTAATGCTATGATCCTTCTAGTCCACTGAAATCCTACGTTCTCATATTCTCTTGCTTCTTTAAAAGCTGCAGTCTGTACTTCAGCTCGTTGCAATAACATCTTTTGTTCTGCTTGTTTTGCTTTTATGCTTTGTGACCATATACTCATGATGCCACCAAGTACGGTAGACCCTAGCATGGTTATCATTTCAAATGGCATTTTTATCTCCTTTAATCATATGCAGATCCTGGAATGTAGCTATCATCTAATCTATTATTGTGTAGTACATCCAATAAGAAACTGCTTTGTTTCATTTTTGATGGTTTATCCAGTCCTTTAATTCTATCAATAACTGTATTGTTCATCATTTCCATTCTATTAAATATTTTTTTCATAGCTTCATCATATGTATAACCTTGAGCAATCAAAGCCTCAACATAAAACATTGCTGTAGTATATCTTTGGTTAAGTAATTCTAAAGATGCGCCTACAACCATAGCTTCTTTTTTAGTTTTAATATTTCTACTTATTTTATTGTTAGCATAAATAGCCTTTAATACTAAACTCTCTTCAAAACTTTTACCAGATAAATATTTGTATAAAAATCCTTCTGCATCTCTTTTAATTTTACCACGCATTCCTTTATATGGATCTCTAATAACATACTTATCTTTTACTTTTTCATAGAATACGTTAGATACATCATCATGAACAGTTGCTCTTGGATCTTCTCTCCATGGATTAAATATACCCTCTTTACCAAATAAAGATATAGCTGGTTTTGGAACAAGGTCGCCTTCTTGTGTTACGTTTACTCCCCAACGTCTATCGATCTCACCTTGTAATACTGGAGGTGCAGTGACTTTTAAAAATTTATATACGTCTGCATCAGTCATAGAACCAGCCACAGTCTTGCCTATAAAATTAAATCCTTCACCAACTATACCTGAATTGTTACTATTCATTAAACCAAATAGATAATCCATAGACGGAAAACTAAATATATCAGCCAATCCCATACCAGGAGCAGCTAATGTAGATGACATATCTCCTCCCATTGCAGCAGAAGGTAATCCAAATTTTGCAGATGTAGGTAAATCTGAAACTAAAATTAAATCACTTGGTGTTGTAAACATGGGTTCTTTACCATAACTTGAAAGTACACCATTCATCCAATCTACTAAGGCATCAGCTTGTTCAATAGCCATCAAACCAAATAAACCAGCGGTAAATATCTGTGAGTATATATGAAATAGTAAAGGTTCTGCACCTTTTTTAAATCCATTTCTTGCCCAAGTTCTTACATACTCTGCAGTTTTACCATAATAGTTATGTTGAAATGTTTTAAATAATCCAATAAATGATCCTAAAGCACCTAAACCTTTATTGCCATATAAAAATGCACGATTCTTATAATCATATTCAACCATTAGATTATTACTTAATTCACCTGCTTCTTCTATCATTTGTTTTTTACCAACTTCTTTATCTCGTTTTCCACTCTTTAAGAAGTAATACATAAATGCAAACGATTGCAATCTACTAAATCTTTCTAATGCACCACTAGCTGTCTTACCACTAGTTGCATCTAACATAGTTTCTATTTTTCTTTGGCCAGGCGTTCTAACTGAACCTCCTGATTGTATATAATCATTAAACTCTTTTAAAAACTTTTGATCAATAACTCCACGTTCTACTGCAACACCTAATGCCTTTACAAATTCTTTATCCGATCTAAAAAATATTTCATAAGATCCTCTTGCTAATGCCTCAGATGTACTGCCTTTAATATTGTAGTCTACTTTTAATTGTTCTAATTTTGGTATAACAACTTGCCAAGGCTGAACAACTTGTGCAGACATAAATCTAACATTCCAAAATAATAATTTAGAATATAATGTTATTTTGTTAGCCGTTAAAATAGCATCTGGTAGTTTATTTAACAATGGCACATTGCCTACCATGTTTCTAAAATTTTCCCCTATAACATCTACAGTTTTATTTATAACTTTTGTTACAGCAGCATCATTTCTACCTAATGCATTATCTAAATACATTTCTATAACTTTCATTTGATTAGGAAAGTCTTTTCTCCAACGTTGTCCTATTTCACTATTTAAATGTATTTCCCAGTTATGCCTAAACTCCATACCTTTAGCAGCTCTAATTGCACCTCTACCATAATCTTTGTGTGCTCTTATATAATTTTGTAAACCTTCCATACCTGGCTGTTCACCAGCAGCTCCCCTAACACCTTTTCTTTGCACAGGGGCTACAAAAAATCTATTCTTTGCTCTTACTTCTGATTCTACTTTACGAATTTTAGATACAACATCTGCAGGTAATAACTTATGGTATTCATGTGTTGTTAAAAATGCGTCTATTAAAGGTTGTCCTGTTCTTTCCCCGTATTCATTTTTTCTAAATTTATTAACAGAAAATTTACTGGTATCTGCAAACTCTGGATTTCTTTGTAAAAATACTTTCATAAACCTATTTAACTCAGGCCTAGTATGTCCAGGTATTACTGCAACAGTATCCCCTTTATTCATTATCTGTCCAGATTCTAATGTTGTTTTTTCTTTAGCCTTTATAAATGCTCTTTCTAAACCAAACCAAGAACGAGGATCATAGTTTGGCCTTATCTGTATTGGCTTAGAATCTTGTGATTTAAATTTACCAACAGCATTATTATATATTAAGGCTTTAAGATACAAGCCTTGATCCATTAATTTAATTATATCTATTTCTTCTTTAGTTAATTTAAACTCTTTTTGCATTCTTTCGTATGTCATTTGATATTTAAATGTACCATCAGAATTTTTTGATAAATATTCTTTTTCTATCTTTGCACTAGTTCTATCTTTACCTGTAACATTTTTAATAGCAGAATCATACATTATATTATCACGGTCAATTCTAGCCCTCATAATTTTTAAAGCAGAATTTATACCTTCTTTACCCCCACGTTGTATAAGAGCTTCAAATTTTGTCATAGCACCATCAAGTCCACGCTGAACAACAACATCATTTAAGGCTGTGCTTACAACAGAACGTATTCCTTTTACTCCAGCACCTTCTTCAAAGATATACTTTTGATCAAAAACATCGCCTTTTTCTGTAACAACTCTTTTTTTGTAATCAACAAGGTTTATTAATGCTTGCGTTTCATAATTCATTTTTTCAAGTGCAGATACATAGGCTTTAATTAATCGGCTACTCTCAATACCACCTATCATTTTTGGAGGATTTATATATGTTTCTGTAAAACGTAAACCATCATTTAACATTTTAAATACGCCAGATACATTTTTTTCATTTATATCTTTTTCTTGTGGCCTACCATCTTTACCTTTCTTACGAGATTTAGAGCCATCCATTTTATAACTATATATAAGATGGTCTACTTCAATTCCGCTTTTTTCTTGGGACAATCCAACATTTTTAAATGCATCTTTATCTAGTAGTGCAGAAAAAACTTTATTAGCTGTATCTGTTGTTCTATCTAAAACTTTACTATAGTCATTAACTCTTTTACTTAATTGAGTTTCAAGAGTAGTTTTTATTTTTGTAGTATCTACTATTGCTTTATTTAACCAGTCTTTAGTTGATTTTATTCTAGTACCTTTATCCTCTTTTAATTTTACAAGATCAGATAACTTAGCTATAACTGCACCATCTCCTCCAATCTTAAATCCAAATCGTTCTGCAAAAGCAACAGTATTTGTTTTTGAAGTGGGTGCAGATTCTGCAGTAGCTTTCATTACTAAACCCTCATATAAATCTGTTTTAACAGGGTCAAAACCTTCAGTTCTTGTAATATAATCTGCTGTTCCTATTACTTTACCTTTACCATCTAATTTTACATAGACATCTAATAACTCTCCATCTCTAAATACTGTATCTCTTTCGACCAGTACTTCTTCGAATACAGGTTTTCTTTTTTCTTTTTCAGATTTAGCAGTCTCTTCTAGTTTTAATTGTTCTTCTAATTTTAAATCTTGTCTTGTTTCTCTTATATCCTCAAAAGGTTTTACTCTGTCTATAGGTTGGTTATACTCTTTAGACTCTGCAGTTTGTCTTTTAAATGTTATAACGTCTTGACCTTTTTCTATTTGACGTTTTGTTTTTTTAGTAGGTATAAGTTTTTCTAGATTGCCACGCTCACTATAGTCTGAAGAAATACTTTTTCTTTTTTCTTGAACTCGTGGATCAATTTCTAAAACTTCTCTTTTAGTTTCTCTAACAAAACCAGAGGCTTTTTTATCTATGGTAAAATCAGTTATGCCATCTATTTGTTTATGCAAATCTGTTCTTTGAATAGTGTTAGCAATTTCTTCTGATCCTTTTCTAATTTCAATAATTTTATCACCCATCTTTTCAAGAGCAGCTACGTTAGGGTCTACTCTTTGTCTAAATCCTGTAGCCTCTAATCCTTTACTTAACCAAGGCACACCAAAGGCACCCATAACGATAGCACCAGATACAACGTCATCAAATTCTCCACCATGTATGCCAGCACTACTTGCGCCT